AAAAATATTTTTAAAAACTTTTATTAAAGAAATCTATTACTTTTATTAAGCGTTTTATTAACAAAATATTTGTTTCCTTATATACCCATATGAATGAAAAATTTATTAATAAAAATCATTAACTTTATTAATAAAACATACATTTGTGTGTAATCCCCTTAAAATCCAGTAAATTCTCTGTATCTATTATTTGGAGCAAACATATTTAGTGGATAGTTTGGTGGATGGTAAGAAACTTTTTCATTATTTTTATTTTTAGGTTTCTTCGGTATTGTTATTGCTTTTGTTTTAGGAGGTTTAGGTTTCTTTGCTTTATGGTAAGCATCTTTCATTTCTTCATATTTCATCATATACCTTGCGAAGGTGTTAAAATCCATATTTCCTTGATTAGGTGCTTTCATTTGTCTATTAACTGGCACATTTGTTTTTTCTACAATATTTTTTGCCACATTTGTGGTCTTATTTTTTTCTTTTTGTTTATAATATCTTGCTCTTGCCTTTTCTCTATTTCTATCTGCTGTTGCCTTTTTTCTCGCTTCTCTTTCCTCTAACTTTTTTGCTTTCTCTGCCTCTTTTGCTTTGCGTTTCTCCTCTGCTTTTCTTTTTCTGGTTTCAATTCCCTTCTGCCTTGCTTTTGCTAAATGTGCGTATCTATCTTTTTTAGGTTTAACATCAGTTTCAGTAATAGTATCAGTAGGTTCTTTTATTTTCATCTTAACATTACCTTTTGATTTCATAAAAATATCACTATGACTTGTTTTAGGTGCGGTATAGTTCATATCATCATCTTTAATGATTTCCTCCTTATCTATGGCATCTTCTTTTTCTATGAGTTCATCTACATTAGGGTTAATTTCTGGAAACAATCCTTTCTTATCTAAATTCATTATATAATATTAAAAGTATAAAAATATTTTTTAAACATTTTTATATTTTCTATAAGTTATTTATTTTCTATTAGTTTTTGAATATAATCATCATAATCAGTATAATCATAACAATCTTTTAAATATTTTGTAGGAATATACATACATTCACTATATTCATCACATCCTCTTTTATTAGTTCCACCTCTGGCAAACGATATATCTTGTGGAAGATTTTTAGGCACTTCATATATACACAATTTATCAGTAAATTTAAATAAAAAATAACCTTTATATCCTTTCTTCATATACTTTATCATAGCATTATATTTATTTTTCCCTATCATTATTGTAGGGTATTTTTCTTTATTAATTCTTCTGGATTTTAATTCTACTTTGATTTTTCCTAAATCATCGCTAAAATCTAATACATTCCATCCAGTATTATCTCTGGCAAAATTATTTTTAGGAAACCATTTCTTTAAAAATTTTCCTAAATAAACTTCATTTGTTTCTCCCATTTTTCTATCTGCTACTGCTTGTCTGCTATTCCAACTTTTAGGATACTTCCTACGATATTGACGACCAAATGCGTAATTACTACTCATATATATATTATTACTATATATTTTAATTTGAATTCAAACGCACTAAATTAATATCTATTCATTACTGGAATATTATCTGGCACATATCCTTCATCTCTTTTAGGTTTTGCTCTAAATGCCACCACCATAGATGAATGATGAGATAAATTAAATGCTGGTTCATTATCATCATTAGTAATCAATACATCAATACGATTTAAATTTAATTCACCATAATTATTTAAATCAATCCAATTAGGAAATTTAGATGAATGTGCGTGTGATGTATAATTATTTAATTCTCTATTACTTAACTCTAAATTATTAACAACTTCAATAGTTTTATTAGATGTTGATTTAACACCTTGTTTAGATTGAATAGGAAAATTTGTAAGTTGAAAATGGAGTGAAAAATCATCATTTCCTTGCGAAAATTCACTTAAACCATTAATACCTTGAACCACATATTTATTGCCAGAACCTAATATATCATCGCTTAATGTAATTAAATCTTTTGTTGCTGATTTAGAAGTAATAAGACCTAATTGACTGCCTAAATGTAAAAATGGTGGATTAAAAAGACGAAGCATAGGTTCTCCTTTATCATTTAATATTTTATCTCTACTATTTTCACTTACTAATTCATTTAATAAAAATTGTATCTTTTTCGCACTATAACCAGCATTAGTGCCACCACTTACGAAACCTTCTGGTATTACATCACCTTTTATATTACCTAATTTAGGAGTAGTATATATTCCAGTAAAATCTTGAACTAAAACAGAGGCATCATCTTCATTATCATACCATCCTTTCCAGAATTTATCCATTTGAAATAAATCACCCATTTCATTAGCAACATCAGCATCTGGTTTATTTCCTCTATAACTATATCTACTATCAAAATATCCTTTAATACAGAAATGATTACCTTCATAATTAGATGGATAATCTATAACTCTCATATCACCATAGTAAGAAGGAATTAAATAATTAGGTTTAATATCTGGGTCTTTAAGCATATCATACATCATTATCCACTGATTAGTAGGGTCTGTATGATTACCAGTATCTGGTTCAAATGGTTCATCAGTATCTACATTATAAGAACCACCAGCACCAGTAATAGATAAACAATATTCAATACCCATAGTATATGGTGAAGTCCATCTAATTCTAAACCAAATTTGTGTAGGAATTTTTCCGCCAGTAGTATTAGCACAATTTAGATGAAACAACGACGGACCACCACTCGCACCACCTTGAAAAGCATTACCATATATGGGTTCAAATCCAGATGATACTTGTTTTAAACTTAATGTTTGAACTATTTTATAAGCACTTTCAGCAAAATTTGCTTCTGGGTCTAACACCTTAACCACAGCAACATAATCACCACCAACTGCTTGAATATCAACACCAAATAAATATCTGGCATAAGCACCAGAAGCAAAAGGTTCTCTATAATCCATAGCAGTTCCTACTATACCACCACCTTCATTTTGATTTAAATCATTAACATTAAGGAAATCACTTCTACTTTGTTCCTCATCATCATCAAATTCATCATCAATATATTGTGCTGAATGAACGCCAAAACTATGAGGACATATACCACAAAAACCTTCACTTGTAGGAAATAAATTATTAGGAAAGGCAATATTTGCTTCTGTTTGTGGTTTAGATTTAAATCCAATTATACAATAACCACCACTACCAGCAGAAGCAATAGAAGGATGTCCTCCACCATTAGCAGTAGGAGTTGCGTCCATAAAAACATTTTGTTTTATACCAGTAGTAGTAAATATCATAGATTGTTGATTTTCTCTCGTATTACTTTGATATGAAGAAGTAATATCACCATTACCAAAAGAACCTACATAACCAGCAACTGCTGGATTAGTAATACTATTAAAAGCAAAATTAGAATTATAAAAATTTGCTGTATTGTCTTTTGCTGGTGCTGATGATGAATTATTAAGAGGATTACCATATAAATTTGTAGAAGGTTGTGCTATTACATTACCAGCAATACCATTAGAAACAAGTAATCTTGCTTCATTATAAATAGTAGTATCATCAGCATTAGTTCCACCAGTATTAATTCCATTAGGAGCAGATGTTAATATGCCATCTGTGCTTGTATTAAGGTTATTAAATAATTGATTAAATACATCATTAACACCTCTTTGTGTTGCTCTTATTTTAACTTTCTTATCATCAGTAGCAATCCAATTAAAACCAGTATCATAAAAATCTTGAAGAACACTACCTCCATCTATGCTCTGGTCTTCCTCATAATAGATGTGATTAAAATTATTATCAGTTGAAAATAAATTACAATTAAGACCTATATTATTTATATACTGGACGAAACCATCAATACTTTCTTCATTTAACCTTAATCTCATAGGGGCATTTAATTGTGGAATTCCAATAGTCATATAAACTTCATCAGCATTTTCAACATCTTCAATTCCAGAAGAATGTGTTAAACTTTTTATATAGGCAACTTGACTATTAGGTGCGAGTTTCAAAGGTTCAGTAAAAAAATTACTCCATTTATATGGTTTCATCATAGAGTTTCCACCAGAACTTGAACTTACAGAGCGGTCATCATTTTTCAAAAAAATTAAACTCATTTTATTATATAATTATAGTATATAATAAATATGTTTAAACATTTAAAACAAGATAAAAAAAGTTTAAAAACTTTTAAAAAACATAAATCTCTAAATAACCCTTGTGAATGTGAAACTGGATGTTTGAAAGATGCTAATGGTAAGAGTAAAATGAGCGAACATACAGCAGAATATGCTACAAAAAAGAAACCAAAAAAGAGAATGCCAAAAGATACAGATGTATTCGGCACTAAACCATCTAAAAAATGATGAGTTCAATATATTTAGGAATTTTCTATATATGCGTTTAGTTGAAGAAAATTTTTTATCTTATAATAATATATAGAATGAGTAGTAATCACATAGTATATACTGATGACGAAAGCGATGCTGACAGCATTACATTTGACGATGGAGAACAATTATTATTTAAAATGAATGACATTCACCCTACTAAACAACAGAAATATAAAGATTTAGAAGATTTAGGTAAAGATGAACTTTTAGCAATTATTAAAAAAGATAAAGAGATGAAAAAGAAATATATTAGAAAATATCAAAAGAGTGATAAAGGTAAGTTAAAAACCAGAGAGGCATCAAAAAAGTATTATGATGCTAATAGAGCAAAAATATTAGAGAAAAAAAGATTAGCATATATTAAGAAAAAACAAATGCTGAATTCAGCATAATGATTTAGAAAAGGTTTAAAATTATTTAATATGTATAATTATATATATATTAAATGGTAAAGGTAGGAAAACGAGATTTAAAGGTTAAAGATGCCAGAAAGATTTTAACATCATACAATCGGTTGTATAAGAGTGAAGAATTTGGTAAAAGAGGTAAAGGAGGTATGGGTGTTTATCGTATGGGAACAGCAAAATTAGAACAAGAAATGAAAATGTTTAAGGTTTCAAGAGATGGTAAATCAATTAAACATAAAACAAATGTTAAATTTGATTATAAATTAAGTGATGTTCCAGAGAGTTTGGGTAAAGTGGCAAAATCAAAATCAAAACCAGCACCTAAAAAGAAACAAAAGAAACAAACTAAAAAGGATAAGGCAGATGAAAGTGCTGGTATGAGCGGTCAAGATAAAGGAACTACATCTAAATCCGCACCTAAAAATTTTGAAAAGAAAAAGAAAGAGAAAAAGAAAGTAGATAAAAGTAAAGTAAAGAAAAAAGCACCATCAAAAGCAACAAATAAAAAAGTTTTCACAGCGAAGAATGGAAGGAAATATGTTAAAAACGAAAAAGGTCAAGTTAGGTTTATAAAAAATTAAATATTTAAAAATTTTTATTATATTTATAAATTATATATAATAATGGTTGAAGTAGAAAGAGATAGTAGTGGTGTTATACTTTCAGTAGATGGTTATGCTGTTCCAGAAGGTTGTAAATCAAAAGAATTAGATTATTTTCAACATTTAGGTGATAAATTAGATTTAGAAGATGGCAGAAAGGTTTATGTTTGTAGAAGGTCTGGATGTTCTTGTTGTGATAAAATTTATTGGCAACATAGACATAGTAAAACTGGTAAATTTAATTGGTTAAAAATCAAACCATATAAGAAGGAAGATGGAAAAGTTTATTGGAAAGATAGATTATCTGGTAATGAACGAGTATTACATAACAAACAATTAAAAAGAGTTCAGCAAGTATGGGAAAAACATAATAAACAGATGGTTCTTGAAGTTAAGGCATAAATAATATATGATTATTATATAATGGTTAATGTTCCAGCAGATAAAAAATTATATAATAATGTTAAAGCAAAAATTTATAAAAAAATTCCTAAACATAGTGCTTATAGGTCTGGTTTAGTAGTAAAAGAATATAAAGAAGTATTTAAAAAGAAATATGGCAATAAAGCACCTTATTTAGGAAGAAAAGATGCTAAAAAAGGACTGGGTAGATGGTTTGCCGAAAAATGGAAAAACCAGAAAGGTGGTGTTGGTTATAAAAAGAAAGGTGATGTATATAGACCTACAAAAAGAATTACAAAAGATACACCTAAAACCTTCAAAGAATTAAGTAAAAAAGATATTTCAAAAGCACAAAAGGAAAAGAAAAAAACTGGCAGAGTTAAAAAGTTTGGTAAATATTAAATGTTTAGATATATTATATGATTTATACTGACTTGATAAATAAAGAAAATATCAAAAAAGAAGTTCATAATTATCTCCATAATCTAAATAAAAAATATTATATAATGTTTATAATTTTTGGATAATGTAGGTAAAAATGTGTTTTGTAAGGGGTATATCACAAATAAAAAATTTATATAGATTTTCCTTAATAACTATTAAGGATTTTGTTAATAAAATAATTTGAAAAAATATTTTTAGAGAAGTTGAATTTTTTTAAAAATATTTAGATTAAATATATAGAAATGGATTTTGTAAGTAGTCAATATAACGCAACTATTCCCAGCAAATCAACATTTGTTCCCAGCGATAATCAATTAGAATATGGCGACAACCAGACCATAAGATTTCATATTCCTAAATTTATGGGGTTCATAGATAGTAGGCAAACATATCTTAAAATGAAAGTTTCAGTAAGAAATAGTCCAGCAGTCCTTCGTCTGTCAAATAAATGTGGTTCTCACGCACTTATAGACCAGTTGAGGATATATGATGGAAATACAAACGCACAATTAGAAACAATACAAAATTATAGTGAATTAGCAGAAACATTACATCATTATACTGAAAATAGAACTATTAGAAATAAAAGAGGTATTACAGAAGCAGTAGAATATACCAGTAGAGATTATGATAATATCATTAATGATGACCTTCCTTCCAGAAGTGGTAATAATAGTATGTTTTTTAATTCTTATCAAACAGCACATACAACTCAAAATGCCACATCATTTATGACTGGATTAAATACTACTAATGGTTTCTGGGAAGGAACAGAAAGTAATGAAGTAGAAGTTGCTATGAGGTTATATTCTGGTATTTTAGGAGAACCTAATAATAAAATGTTTCCAGCGATGCTTACTGATGGTTTGAGAGTAGAATTAGACCTTAATTCAGCACAAAAAGCATTTGAATGTTGGAGTTCTGCTGGTGTATGTAAGGATGATGGTGAAGTAATACCTAATGTAATGGAAAGTTGTAGATTTGGTATTGTTAATGCTACTGCGGGAGCGGGTAATACACTTGATATTAAACTTTATACTGAAAAAAATGCTGGATTTAATCAAATCACTAATGGAGGTGGTGGTGGTGCTGGTGGTGTTTTGCCTACATCTGCTTTTGATGCTGGATGTAGAAATGTAAGTAATCAGTTAGTTGGTGCTTATAATATGTTAACAGGCAAAAAATTACACGCTTTTCCTAATGATAATGCTGTTGGGGTTCAACCAGTTTTAGTAGATTTAGGTAAGATTTTATCAGTATCTTGTAATTCTGGTGAAAATGCTGGTGGTTTAGTTTCTATTTCTCTTAATGTAGAAAATCCTAATAGTGTGGCACATACCAGATTTACTGGTGGAGCGGGTGTTAATGCTGGTGCGGTTGCTCCCGCAGAAAGATGTAATACTTGCTGTATTAGAAAAACTGATTTCTTAAATTCCATACCTCAATTGGTAATAAAAGATGTAGAACTTGTTGTTAAAACAGCACAACCTCCTCCTTCTTATGTTGAGGCACTTATGAAAGGAACACAGACGGCAGAAGGTGCTTCTTATGATTATTATAGTTGGAATGTTTATCGTAATAGTATCACAAAAGAGGAACAAGTAGTTCAGTTAAATATACCAGCACTAAATATGAGAGCAACATCAACACTCGTTAAACCTATGGAAAATGGTAAGGAAGAAAGTGTTTTATATAATAATCTTGAAAGTATTGTAGATAATTGTAAGGATTATAACTTCTTAATCTCTAATAAGCAACAACCTACTCAAAGGGTAAGTGTAGCAAATTTATCACACCTTTCTCCTACTGGCGACAGCGAACCTCTTGTAGAACAAGTGGCATTATTTGAATTAGAAAAAGCATTAGGTTCATCTAAAATGCGTGTTAAAAATTTAGACCATCAAAGTGATAATTTCGTAATAGGAAGAGCATTAGCAAGGTATGGTGGTGTCTATCCTCTTGTTAAAGATGGTGGTTTTCAGTTGCGTGTTAATTACAAATCAGCACCACAAACACCAGAGAAAAATAAACTATTTATTACATATGTAGGAGGATTAAGGCGTTTAGTTGTAGGAACAAATGGCGTTCAAGTTCAAATGTAAGTTAAAATTTATTGAAAATATATTTATATTTTAAACAAAATTATAATATAAATATAATTATATAAGATGACAACGAGAGAATTTATACAAGTTAATCCTACAAATTTAGGAGATGGTGTATTTAGTGATAGAAATGGTTTAAATCAAATAATTTTTCAAATTCCAAAAGTGCCAAAAATATTGAACGGAAAATCTTTAAGAGTATCTGGAACTATGAAGGTTCTTGCTGGTAATTCTACTCCCATTAACGAACAATTCCCTAATAATAGTGGTAATTTTTACAAAGACACACCATTTGATGATTTTTATATAGATGGTAGAACTGGACTACATAGTGTAATAGAAACTCTTTCAATACAATCTCTACAAGGTGCTACATACAGCACAATTAAATCATATAATCGTCTATGTGCTTCATTACTTCCTCTTAATGATAGTATTCAGTCATATCTTAATGGTAATGATAGTGGTTTAGGAGGTTTAGGAAAAGATGCTTCTACTGCTAAAAAAGTAGATAGACCTTTTGATTTTGCCATTCCTCTTTTAGATGGTTTCCTTCAAGGGCAACCTATTGATTTAATGCTGGTTCAAGGTTTGCGAATTGTGATTACACTTGCTAATAGTAATTATGTCATAAATAATAATCACTGGCGTAATGAAAATTCAACATCGGCACTTAATGCTGGTGGTGCTTTTTACCAGATTAGTGATGTTATTTGCTCTTTTGAAGCAGAATGTCCTACCGCAGAAGGTAAGGAAGCGATGATGAAAAATAGAAATGGTGTTATGGAATATAATACATATAGTTCTTTCTATAATGTAGTTAATAGTGATGACGCAAATATTAGTTTGAATATTAATACTGGACGAACATTAGCAGTAATTTCAAATATTATACCTTCAAGTTGGGTAAGTAATTATGATTACAATTCTCAAAGAACTACACAAATTCTTACTAAAAATCCTACTAATCAAATTTTAGAAAATAGAGTTATATTAAAGGAACTTACATTTACAAAAGGAGGTATGAGATTGCCACTTGATTTTGAAGTAGATAGTGATGAAACGCAAGGTCTATCTATTGCTGATAGTTTTAATAATTGGGAAGAACTTAATACTATAAGAGATGAATGGAGTGTAGGTAATTTAGTCAAATCTCTAAAAACAGAATTGTCAAATCCTTATCAGCGTGTAGGACAAGCAAATATTATTCAAGCAAGATTTGATAGGAAAGATAGACCATCACTTGTAGAAGAAGATAAAGTTCAGCAGTTTAATATAGGGTTTAGCACAGATAAAATTACTGATAATGGCACTAATTATAAAGGAACACCATTAGGCATTAGAATTAGAAGTAATCTACAAAGCAAAACATTAGTTCCTCATTCACTCTTTCTTTTTGTTAAACATAAGAATACAATAATGTTTAAAGATGGAATGGTTAATGTGATGAACTAATTATTTTATTTAGTATTTAGAAATTAAAGTTTAAAAAATTTTAATTTATTAATAAATAATATATAATGAGTGGAAGAAATTTACCAGAATTATTGAGAACAAATGTATTACAGCGACCAGAAACGCAGAGCATAGATACATCTATTCTCCGTCCAGTTAATTTTAGTCAAAATGGTTGTAGGTTCGTTTTTGAAAAGAAAGGAATTTTAGACAGCAATTCTCATCTACAAATGAAATTAAGAGTTAAAACTGCTAATGGTGCTACACCAGCAAATCCTAATACTTTTTTGGCATATCTACCTACTTCTACTGGTGCTTTGGCGTGGGTTAAACGAGCATACCTTACCATAGGAGGTCGTAGAATTTCAAATTTAGATGAAGTAGGACATTATAATACATATATGCGTCTTCATTATTCAAATGAATATAAGAAAGGTGTAATTATGCCTAAACAAGGTGGTGATGATATTTTTATGGGTTCAACTACCAGAACTATTCTTGCTAATGGTGCTGATGCTATTAAAAGTAGAGGGTTTTCTGCTCCTTTTGGTGTTTTAGGAAGAGAAGGAACTGAATTTGCCGTTATACCTTCTGGTGCTGGTGCTGGGACGCAGTCGGCAGATGAAACCGACCTACGAACCAGAAAATCGCAACATATTAGAGGAGGTGAAGAAAATTGTCCTACATTTATGGTGTCGCTTTCGCAACTAATTCCATTTTTAAAGGGTCTTCAACTGCCTCTTTTCGCAATAAATCAAGAAGTGGCAATAAATATTGAATGGAGTGATGACCTTATAGGTCATAGATTTCAAAAAGAACAAGCAGTTGCTGGTGTTTTGACTACTGAATTTGTAGAAAAAGATTGTTTGATTTGTGCTGATTATTTATTTTATCCAGACCTTATGGAGGATATGGCAGATGAAATTATGAATAAAGGAGGTTATGATGTGCCATATGATGAAATTTTGGTTCAAGAAAATACTATTTCTCTTACTAATGGAGCAACTGATACTTTTGATATTCAACTTGCTTATGGTGGTAAAAAAGTAAAATCTATTGTCGTTCAGCGTGAAAATGTAGATGGTGCTAATCTTATCATTAATAATATTGGAAGATATAATTCAGCGGGTTATAGGTTAGGTAAATCAGTTCAATTAAATATTGATAGTCAAAATTGGTATTCTAAACCTCTTACTAATAATTCATTACAGAAATGTGAATTAGATGCTTGTGAAGGTGGTATTCCTACACAATTATGTGATTATCGTTATTGTTGGAAATCAAGTGTATCAAATAATGGTAGTAATGATGTATTAGGTCTTTGTGATAGAAAACTTAATGGATACGACCAGCAAATTGAAGTAGGCACTATGAATTGGTCTGGAACTAAACTTGCTAATGCTTTCGGTCAAGGTAAAAGAGTATCAAATCTACCTATGATTTATACTGAAAAAGTTAATAGTATTGTTGATGATGGAACACAGCGATTAATGAGATTTTTTGTGAAAACTCAAAGAGTAGCAAATATTAGTTCTGGAATAGTAAATGTTATAGAATAATTAATTTTATAGGGGGTATATCACAATTAAAAATTTTATTAAGGATTTCCTTAATAGTTATATAAGAATTTATTAATAAAATATTTTTTTCTAATAATTTATTAATAATGCCATATCAAATCAAAAAAGTCAAGAATAAATATAAATTATATAATATTAAGAAGAAGCAGTTTGTAAATAAAACATTTAATTCAAAAGAAACCGCTATTAGTGCTGGTAAAAATTATATGAGATATAGAAAAGAGAAACCTATTGTAGTGGGTAATAAGATTTTAAATAAAAATAAAATATAATGTAATTATAATTATGCCATATACAATCACAAATTACACCAGAAAACAAGCAAAAAAGTTGCGAGTAATTGTAAAACAATCTACTAATAAAAAGAAAAAGATAGATGTTTTTAAGAAGATAAGAGGTAAGGATGGTAAGATAGAATTAAAGAAAATAGCGAGTGTGGGAGCAATAGGATATGGTGATTATCCTACTTTCACAGCAACAAAAGGTAAGGAATTTGCTGATAAAAGAAGAATTGCTTACAAGAAACGACACCAGAAAGATAGATTAAAAGTAGGTAGTAATGGTTATTATGCTGATAAACTTTTATGGTAAATAAATATCTAAATATATATTAAATGTTTGAGTGGATATATTGGGCGATGGGATATACGAATAAAGAAAAAAATTCTATAAACCATAATAGTTTTGGAAAAATGCCAGAAAATAAATTTATTAATTATGCCAGAGATATAGGAGATAATGATGATGATGAAGAACCACATAAAAATATTTATGAATATAAAACATTTGAGAGGTCTTTAAAGCAAAAACATCAACAAAAATCATATTCTAAATATTATGATTATTTTAATCATTCTTAATATCTAATGTAATATATATTATGAATTCTACTAATACAGAGATGATGACTGGTGAAGGATATGGTTATGCCACTATTATATTAGGGGTCTTATTTGTTTTAAGTGAGGTAATGCCATTTGTTAATAAACATAAAGGTAATGGTGTTATGGATACATTAGTTTGTATGTTAAGAGGCAGTTCTTGTATGGCGACTAAATTAGCAGATGTAATTGAAAAATGTGAAGAAAAGGAAGAGGAAGTTAATGACAAAAAAGAAAATGTATAAATTAAATTAATATCTTTTTATATTTATATAGTAAAATGGCAAGTTCAGTTTATAGTGCGTATAGTCAAAGTGCTGGTGAAATCAATAATAATTTAGCATCATTTAGAGAGGATATAGATGATATTAAAGGTGTTAATAGACAAATCACACAAAAGAATAAACAACTTCTACAAGATGCTTATACTAAAACAGATTTAGATGCCTTACGAGGATTAGGTGAGGAAGTTGGCATTAGAACTTTCAAAAATTATGGTGGTAAAGCATTAGATTATGTAGATAAAAGATTTTTAGGAGGTAATATTTCAAAAGATACAGAAGGATTTAAAAATATGTTAAAAAATAAATTATCAAATTTTAAAAGTCAAGCAGAAGATGGTGTGGATGATTTAGTAGGTAGAGGAAAAAATGCTTTTAGAAAGGTAAATGATGGTGTTGATGATATAAATAGTAGATTATCTGGTAATAGTGCCACAGAGGCAAGTGAAGGTGGTGAAGTAGAAATGAATGAAATTGGTGGAGGAAATGGTGCTGTGGAAGGAGGAGAAGGAGTTGAAGAAGATGGTTCTCCTACGAGTGATGCTCTTGATGATGTAGATAGAGTTGATGAAACTGATGTTGGTGATATGTCTTTTGATGATTTTATGAACTCTTTTGAAGTTCCCAGAACATCTACTGGTGATATTGATTTTGATAGAGCAAATGAAACCACAAATATGAGTATGGAAGATGCCAGAGGACAGCAATTAAGGAGTAGTGATGCCGTTCAAGAAGGACAAAAAGAAGAAACTGGAACAGAAGAAACAAAGGAAGATGACGCACCAGAAGAAGAAACTGGTGGCGAAGAAAGTGGTAATTATGGAGCAGAAGAACCTACCGAACCTTCCAGTCCATTAGAAGGTGGAGATGATGCGGGTGATGCTCTTGCTGATGCTGGTGAGGGTGCTGGTGAAACAGCAGTAGATGAAGGTGTTGGTGCTGGATTAGAAGGTGCGGGAACTGCTCTTGATGCTACTGGTGTTGGTGCGATTGTTGGTGTTCCTCTACAAATTGCTGGTGCTGTTTTAGAAGGTGGTGCTTTATATGAAGCGGGTAAAGGAATTGTTGATTGGGTAGAACAATTATTTGGCAAGAAACCAGATGCTCCTTCTACTAAAACATTATCATTACCGAAAGCACCTCCATCATTAGCACAAAAAGGTATGCTTTTAACTCCTACTATGGATACATTAGATACACAACCATCTTTTTCTGGGGGATGGTAATTTAGGAAATTTCAAACGCAGAGAAATTAATTATTTTATTTAGGAAAAAATATATAGAAAAATATTTTTTTAAGATTTAGAGAATTTTAAAAATATATAAAAACATTTAGGAAAAAATTAAATTTGTGCGTTTAAATCTCAAAATATTTTCCTTATATATAGTATATAGAGATGGAAAATTCTACATTTCAAAGTGAATTATTATCTGCGGATAATATAATGACGCAACGATTGCCCCGCTATATTAAGTTTCTTAACAATATAGATATAGCAGAAAATGCTAAAAGGAAATTAAGAAAACAATTTGGATTATCTTTCAAAGGTGTTAAAGGTAAGAAAAAACAAAATAAATTAATTATGGATTACGCAAAAGATTTAAGAGGAAGTGGAAAAAGATTTAGGAGTATTAAATATGCCTACCGATTTATGGCACAATCTTATAATGCTGATGTTGAAAATAAACGAGAAAAAATTATTACAGCAAGAGAGCAGAGGAAAATATTAGAAAAAAAGTTGATTAAATTCAAATTAGCAAAGAAAGGTAAATTATGTATTAAAAAAGAAACTATTGAGGCATTAGGTATTACTACTATTTTAGAATTAATTTTAGAATATGTAGGAGGAGAAATG